GACGTAGGAAAGTCTCCAGTCGTCAGGTCGCCGATCGCGCAGATGCCGCCAGCATTTGTGCTAACGTAGTATTCAAGGCCCACTGTCAGCGTCGCGCCAAGATTGACAAGAGAAACGCCCGCCGTAGTTCCTGGAACGGCGATGATAAAATTTCCGTTCGTCGCTGCCGGAGTTAACGCTATGCCGTCACACACAGAAGCTGCTGCAGTGTCGGCATCTGACTTGTAGTACTTAGAGTCTACCGTCGATTTATAGACCGGCATGCCTTGCGTTATTGCTTCGCCTGCTTGGATTCCGTTTGGCCCTTTTGTTGGCGTCGTGCTTGCTCCAGTTGTTACGTTAGCTGCCGTCTGGCTTATGTCTGCCATGTTAAACTAGCCCCAATGCATTGAAAGGGAGTGAACCTAAAGTTTGTATGAGTAACCAGTGAGCTACTGTTCCGCCAATAGACGCATCGCTGCGGGGTATTTCTGTGCCATCTTCGTTTAGCAATACCGGCTTGGTGGCTGGTGCTTTTCCTGTTTCGTCCCACGCTGGTCGAGTTGGTCCGCCTGCAACGTCGCGCACATAAATCCCTTCGTGCCGAACTCGCTTGTACCATGCTTTATCCGGTGTCGTCCTGAATGGCTCGCGGAACTGAATCACCGCACGAACCTTCCAGTATTTCAACACGCCGTTGATAAACACAGCGTCAGCAACGTCATCGACCAACCTTGCTGTTCCAGGTGGCCAGCCTAGAAACGTGTCGGAGTTTGTGGCACGCCGGTAGGCTCTAACTGCATATCGATTCACAGTCAGGTAGTTGCGAGTGATCGTAACAATGTCGTCTGTCAGTCGTTCGGTTAGGCCGTCGATTGATTCACCATTTGCTGTTACGATCGCCTTGCCATTCCAATCCTCGTCAATGGCTTCGTCAGTCGTTACTCCGCCCCATGAAATCGAATAGCCGTTATCAATCGGACTGCCGCTATTGCTGTCGCGTTTGATTTCGCCAAAGTATTCAATCTGAACAATCGCGAGAATCGGAGAAACCCGCTGCGGATTTAAGTCAACGACCTGCACTGCAAATGTGCCTGGATATAAGTCGCCAAGCAGTGGCAATCCTGCAGAACTGTAAATAACTTCCAAGCGATCATCAGCAGCAATTGTGACTGTGTAAGCCTCTGTAATTGACAGCGTGCCGTTGAGTCCATCGGGGCTGTTCGCCTTCTGGTTGTCTCGCGACCACATTTTTAACGCTGGACCCGCAGCCATTAGTTCACCAGTACCAGTTCTGTTGATACGTGAGCACCTGGATAATTAGTCAGTGCGTTATTGACGTTGCGGATCTCAGTCACCATCTTGTCCGTGTTAGTGGCTATCTTGTCGATGCCTTTCTCCGCTGGTCCGCGTGTGAGCAGGCGTGATTCTGTAGCCTGAATGCCGATCTGTTGATTGCCACCCTTTGCGTTCTTTTCTTCCATCGCTTTATCAATCGCAGCTTGCTCGCTGGCTATGCGTTCAGCCGTTGCTTTATCTAAGCCCTTTTGCTCGAGAGCCAATGCGTGAGCGGCTTCTTTGCCTTCGTTCAAAAGCACCTTTTGACGCTCGAGGTTTTCGAGCTCGCTTTTCTTTAGGTCTTCAATCCGCTTGGCGTCTGCCACCTGTTTGTCGATGGCGCGTTGCTTTTCGTCCTCGGCTTGCTTTTGCGCCGCAGCCGTGTCAGCCAGTGCTTTGCGTTCAGCTTCGGCTTTATCCTGCTTGGCTTTCTTGAGTGCTTCCAGCTCTTGAAACTCGCGATTCAAACGCTGACCTATCTTGGCTTGCTCCGCTTCGGTTGCATTCCGCAGTTTTTCAGCCGCTTGGATTTCAGCAGTATTCGCGGCCTTAACTTCCTCGGATAGCCCAAGCATGCTTTGCCAGCCCGTTACTCTCGCAGCCTGTTCCTCCTTGATTAGGTCAATGTTCTTTTGTTGCTGTTCAGCGATGCGTGATAGTTCCGTGTATCGCTTGCGTAGAGCCGCGTCTTGCGCTTCTGGATCGTCGATTAGGTCAATCTTCGCAGTTGCGATTCCAAGCGTTGTTGACGCTAAGCCAGCGGCTACGTCAGCAGCCTTTAGCAGTTCGATATTCGCTTCTTGCAACTGCTTGGTGAACTTCTCCGTCTCATAAACCCAGTCGCCAATCATGGTCCCGATTTTGAAACCAGCGACCGCAGCCACACCCGCGAGCCCGGCCTTGAACGCTAACGCACCGCCAGCACCCTGTTTCGATACTTCGCTAAATGCCGATATACGCTCAGTGATGCCAGCCAACTCGCCGGAGAACGCACCCAGAGCAGTTCCGCCGAGTGTCTTAGCTAGAGTACCAGTCAACTCGGCAGATGCTTTACCGCTTGCCGCAACAGTCTTGAATTGCTTCAGCTTGGCATCGGCGTTTTTAACGACGTCGTTGATTACCTTGGAGGCTTTGTCCTGTGCTCCAATTACGATCGAGATGTCATCGGCCACAGGTTACCCCCTTTCCATTCGCTCAGCGTCAAGTTTGTTTTGTTCGTTATGCAATGCAGTCCACAGATCAAGAAACCAACTCGACTGATCGAGCAACCCCACGGCACATGGCAGAAAGCCTTTGTCTGCACTCACTGCCATATTGATTGCAGATGCAATGTCTCGTATGTAACTTCTTCCGCATTCGGTCAGCTTAAATTGCCCATCGTCGCATTCATCGCATCCGTATCCGTCGCAACACGGACACTCAAACTGTGCGTAATCACTCTCGCTAATTCGGTCTAAGCACTCACCTCGACACCTACGGCAGAGGAGTCCGTTTCGGACCGCAACGGCAACACGAACTTTTTTCTTTCGTCCGCCGACATGCTTGAGCCAAGGATTGCTCCGGTTATCAGTTCCCAACATTCCAGGTCGGTGAGAATGCTTGTCAGCGGTTCGTCTGATACGTTGCATTTCACAACGCAAAACGCAACCATATCGTTCCGCAGTTCTCGCCGCCGTTTGTCATCGTTAGCTCTTTCAACGTACTCATGCCGCATATCGGTTAGCCGATCGCTATCGTCGGCACTCAGCACCCGCAGCATAAATTGCGGTTCCGTCACTTCGCCGCGATCCTCTTTGAGGATGTACGGAAATCCGGAGCCTGCTCGTAACTTTGAAGCCATAAAATCAGTTCACTAAAGCGGTAAAGGTGATGGACAATTCTTCGTCGTGAGTTGCCCCGTTTTTATTGCACTGGAATTCGATTTCGTCAGTAACCAGTCCGTTTCGGTCGCCTTCTTGCAGATTCATAATCTGAGCCTTTGGAGCGTCGAAACTCAGCACAGCGTCGGAACTCGAACCGTCTGGACCTTTGCAATCCAACTCAAGTGCGTACTCAGTTGACGCAAGCCACGCACCCCATCTATCTTGAGCGGCAACGGTCGTTGCTTCTGGGTTGATGGTAATTTTGGGTTGACGATTGGTGATGAACGCAGAGATAAAACCCGCTTCGGTAGTCGGACACTCTCGCATGATTACCGTGTTTCCAGCATCGATTACTGCGGACTCGACGCAGAGGTTGACATCGTTCCATTCAGCGAGCCCGCCAGCGTAACGCAATGCCGAAACGGTCGGATAAGTCGGAGCGATAATCGCTACGTCGGTAGGTGGTTGCCATACGCCCGAGAATGTCCAATCGATGTAGCCAAGTCGCCCAGTCGGAAGCGTGACTTTAAATGTGCCCATCGCACCGGCAATCGATTTGAATAATCCGTCTTCGTACAGTCCGATTGTCAGCGTCTTGACGTTACTGCCAGGTGCCTCGGTTCGCGGCGTGTAGACTTGACCTGATTTAACCCAACCACAAGCAACGAAAAACGTCTCAGCCCATAGCGGTTCGGTTGCTGTACCGTCCCATTCAAGGTACGTTCTAAACGTGCATGTGCCAGTGCGACCCGAAGGAATGCTCGACAAGTATCCAAATCCCCCTTGCCCTTCGCGCTGCTCCATCTGCGTCGTATTTTGGATCATCGCGTTGTAAATATTCATCGCGGCATCGGCGGTGCCTAGGGCTATGGGCGTGCCGATGGTCGTTTCAATCTTTGCCGCTAAAACTCGCTTGCGTTTCAGAAATGGCATGTTAAATCGCTCCGCTTTGCTTTAGCGTTAAAAATCGGATTCGTTCGTTGAGTTGTTTGGTCAACTCGTCTTTTGTCTCTTGCTTCACATCGTCTAGTGCGAAGTCTTTAAATATCTCAGCAGCCGATGGACCGCTAAGGCTTTGCAGTGGGCCGCGTTGCTTACCAACCCGGCGAATAACTCGGCCTTTGTATCTCGCGACTTTGAACGCACCTGCATCTACTTGTGCCGCGCCTGCTCGAAACACTTTTGTCGTTACGCCTGTTTTCGTTTCGCGTGCTTTGTAAAACTTAAGGTTGATTCGCTTCGTACCTTTGACCGTCACAGTTGCCGATATGTGTTCTGGCGTAGCTTGCGTCGGAACGCTCAGTAGTTTCTTGATGTTCTTTTGCGGTAGCGTGATTACTTTGCCGATTTTCTTTGCAATCAGCGACTTAGTTTTCTTGGCTGTCTTGTTGACCACGATTGCCATTTCGCGGCTAAGCTTTTTGCTCGTGCCTTCGAGCGTTGCTTTGAGTCGGTTCATACCCTGTATGTCGATGTCGATCATGCTCGCACCGTGTAGGGGTCGGTTTCCGACACTCGGTAAATCACAATTACTGGCACAGTCACCCCGTTCATTTCTCCATCGCTCGGTGGGAATGGTTCATTCGCTCCGAACTGAGTATCGATTGCGTTGCTGTTCATCGTGTACCACATCGAACCATCGGCAGTTATCGCCTTCACGACTGCCGCTGCCATCTCGTTTTCGTTGGTTGCATGTGCTGCAGTACTTGTTTCAGCGTCCTTACAAACACACTCAAGGTAAAACGTGACTTGATAGGCCAATGCTGGCGGATTCCCTGGGCAGTCAAGCTCAGGCACTCGCTCAGAATTGCCTTGAATCACCCCGATACCTAAATGCTTTCGCTGCCAGTTTTCTCCGTTGCGTGTCGGTCGCTTAATTTCGGTAACATTGAACGCATAACCGCCAATCGTCGTGATGGCTCCAAGACGCTCGATGATTTCCAGTGCGATTAACTCTGGCACAGCCGTTGGCATTTATCACCGCACCATAAAGCGAACTACGCCGTTTGCGTCATCAATGAATCTCGAAATACGCCTACGCTCAGCAGTCCCGCCAGCTTTCAGCGGAACGCTTATGTCATCTTGTCCGTCGTCAATTTCGCTTGCCGCAATACCCTCAGTGAGGCTATCCAGCACGCGAATAATCAAAGCCTGGGCAACGTCGCCGCTACCGCTTGGCACTTCCACGTTTCGCTCGACGATTCCATTGATAGACCGACCAGTCATCCCACCATCTGCATAGTAGGTGAGCGGTTCGCCCATCTCGCGGAGTAGCAGTCGAAAGCTATTCCGCTGAAATCGTATTGCGTGACGTGTTGCCATTAGGTTGTGATGTTGCTCAGCAGGTGACCGGCTTGCGGATACATAACCACTTCGTCGCTTTCGAACCGGCAACGGACAATATCCGATCGAACCGTTTCGTCTCGGTAGGTTTCGATCACGCCATCGAGCGCGGAACCGTCGCCAGTCCAATGGAACGTGCGACCGATACAAGGATCTCGCATATCCATAGAATCAGAGATGCGAGCGACCATTGCGTATTCACCAGACCAGATCTGGCCAACAGTAGGTGCCTGACCTTCGATGACTCCATTTTTGGACGCTCCGGCGACAATCACGTAGTCGAGATCGAAAGCAGTCGCGAGCATCTGAGCTGTAACGTCCTTCGCCAGCGTGCGGTCGCCTGCCCCTAGCGATTGGATTCGCTCGATAACCTGATCGCAGTTACGGAGGTTGCGAAACACTTTCCAATTGACAATGAGGGCATTGGCCTTCAGGCCGCTGCCGTCATAAACCTTCTGAACCGCTGCTTCTACATCTGTCAGAGGAACAGCGTTTGTGAAGTCATCCCACTCGTTGGTGATTCCAGTTGTGAGGCTAGAACCAGTCCACGTGGAAGTGTTGAAAATCGCCGATGCAACCCGCGTCTCATAGTTGCGAGCGATGATTCCTTGAGCGCGAAGCGTGGCTATTGCTTCGGCGTCAAACATGTTGGCGTATCGCTGCTTGTCGCGGTCATCGACAGGCTCTTCCCATCCGTGCTCCTCGGTCGCGTAGACGAATCGCTCGAACTTGTAGTCTCCGCGTCCGTAACCACTACCGCTGGCGCGTGCTGTTTCTCCAACATGCAAAAGCGATTCAAGCGGGATCTTTCCAGGATTGTCAGACTGCAAACTAACGTCAATGATCGGCAGAACCTTGCTGCCTACAAACCCTTGCTTTTCCAACTCAACATCGAACTCAAAGAACGAAGCTAAGTCAGGCCGCAGGTTGACGGTAGCGGCAGTGCTCTGTGAAATTGTCATATGTGCATCACTTTCTCACCAAGCAATGCAGACTTGAAATAGTAAAAACCAACCGGCTTTGGTGGCCACCTCCGCCGGTCAGTGCTTGGTGACGAATTAGGCGTCAGGCACAACCGCAGTAACCACCGCTCCAAGTGCCGAGAATCCGTGAGCCATCCAACCGATGGTGTTATCGATCTTGATGAACTTATGGATTTGAGTATTGGTAAACAGGTACTCTTTCGTACCGTCGCAATCTTCCGAGTTGACTTCCTCGGCACTTGATGCTGGCGTCCGAACTTCGAAGTTGCCTTGAGCTTGGCCAACAATCGTAATCGTGAAGCCATTCTCCACGCTCGCGAGTGCTGGCAAGACGATGAAGTCGTTCGCGTCGTTCGTGTAGGCATCAACGTAGGCTGCGGATGTTCCCGGAAGAATCGTATTGCCAGCACCTTCCGCGTCATCTGCGGTGAGCGTCTGCGATGTGAACGCTTGCCCAATGTCAGCATGGCGAAGCACTTCGATAACATCGTTGTTTGCCGTAGCCGCTTCGAGAGCGGTTCCAATGACAACCGACCCGCTTGCAGCGATCTTGCCGCTTGCAGCCGCGTAGACGGTGACTCCAGCAGTGATTGCGGCACTGGCAACCATCTTGCAGGTGCCTTGAGCGGTGCGAAGCCTGACGCCAACAAGCTCGTCGGCTGCTAGTGCTGCCACCGTCATTGTGCCAAGTTCAACATCGGTAGCCCCTGCAACAGCCAGAGACGTTGCAGTTTTTACCCGCAGGTATTGAGCAATGGCCGCTCCAGTTCGAAACGTCTTTACTCCACTTTCAGTGTATTGCGACATTCTTTTTAACTTTCAGAAAGTTGTTGTATTGTGAATAACCAAGCAAAAGCGATTGCCGCTTAAGCGTTTGCCTCTGTGAGCATTTGCTGCCGCAGTTGTTCGTGAGTCCTGGCAAGTGCCAAAACTGCTTTAGGTCGAGCCATGCCAGCTTTAACCTTTTCATCGACAAGGCTGTCCCATTGAGCTTTTGCGGATACCGACGTCGCGCCGCTGGTTGCTCGTGCAACTGGCTTTGCGCCGCGTGCCGTAGGTGCCGCGTTTGCAGCAGGCGAAACAACTGGCTCTTCTTCCTCTGG